ATTCAAGTTGATGCTACCAACGCGAATCTTACGGAAGTATTGATTCGAATCTGCATTACCAATTCCAGCAGTCTGTGGAGTTGCAAGTGCAAACGGGTTGGCCTGTAGACCGTAACGGGTCTTGAAAGCGATCTTCGGTTGGAAGGTCGTTTCATCAACTGCACGTACCATCGTGAGAGGAACGTATGGGCAGTAGAACAATCCAGCGTCGTATGGGTTAGATCCGCGGAATCCAACAGTAGCGTAGTCGTTACCAGCATAAGGATCGACGTAAACCTTCATGCGACCGTTAAGAACACCAGCAAATGTGTTTCCGGTGTCGTCAACGTTGAGGTTGGTGCTCATTGCAGGAGCATAGTCGAGTTGACCAGCGGCAGCCAAAGCAGAAGCAACGTTGCTCGAGCAGATAACAAAGTTACCCTTTCCGCGACGTGTTTCCTGAGCGATCTTATTGGCTTCAACTTCCAACTGATAGATCAAGCTTTTGAACTTTTCAACTGCCCAGCGTCCATCGGCGTCAGCAACCAAGTCGAAAAGACCATCAGTACCAACGTTTGCTCCACCAGTCTTGGCGGTGCTATTGATCGAACGGATAACTTCGCGATTGATTTCAGCGAGGATTTCGGAAGAGAGGATGTTAGCCAACTCAGATTCTGCGTCCAATCCGTGGATTGCCTTCAGATCCTGAGCGAGTTCCATCGTGTACTCAGCCCTCAGTTGACGTGTCTTGGCGGTTACAGTTGCCTTTTCGATTGTGAAACCGAGTTCAGCAGGAGTACCAGCTTCACCAGCTGCCGTACCAAGACCTGTACCAGTTGTGTAACTACCGAGTGGAGAATCGAGAGTGTTAGCATAGGGATCTGTTCCAGCATGTGATCCAGTTCCGGCGAAGTCTGTATCGGCTTCGTTGAAGAGAGCTTCCGTGTCAGCAGTTGTTACGTTACCAGCGCCGGGAGAGTCAACATCGTTGTAGCGAGCCTTCATTGCGAAGATCAAGCCCGTAGGACCAGACATCGGTTGAACACCAGCAACGTCGTATGCGATCAGATTCGGCATAGCGCGACGAACCAAGGAGATCAATACGGGATCGTATGTTGTGATCGAACCTGTGGTCGTGTTATTTTCGTTAAGCATTCCATTGGCTGCGCGTTCTTCGTTAAGAGCACGCTCGGTGTTCTCAAGAAGTTTGGCAGTAACGGCTTTGCGGTAGTTGTCCTTGAACTCGGGTGCATCAGCATGATCGAGAACAGGAGCCCATTTTTTGAGTTCGTTTTCTGCGTTAAACATTTTTATGTTTCCTTATAGTTTGTAAGTAAATGAATTACTTGTGGCTGTTTTGTTGAATACGACTTAGGGAAGAGATATAACGTTGCATTGTCGGTGACAACTCAGCATTAGGATTACCTTCTCCTTCGACGATAATTTCTGTTTCGTCAGAAGAAACTTCTTCTTCCAACTCTTGGGTGGACTCTTCCTCGTTAAAGAAAGATTCCTTGATTACCGAAACCTTAGTTTCGAAGTTAGAAGCATCGACGAATTCGATGCCTTCGAGTAGTTTGACAAACTTCGAAGATTGTGTAGAAGTAAGATCGGAAGTTGCTTCGCTAATGATCTTTTCACGTTGAAGTTCTTCGATCTGAGAAGCGAAAGAATCGCGCTCTTCACATACGGTAAGGAGTTCACTCTTAATTGCTTCAACATCTTCGCTGAGACTGTCAACCAAGTCAACCTTGCTTTCAGGTACTTCGATGTAGCTCTCAACGAATAGATCCTTGAGGTTCTTCATGAAGTTTTCGGCGATGTCTGTACGCAACTTGTTGTCAACGTACTCTTGGTTTTCACTCATCCAATCTTCAACTACGTATGTGAGGTAGTTGTCGATCTTTTCGATCAAAGACTCGCGAATGTATACGATCTCTTCTTGCAAAGATTCTTCGTATGTATTCTCAAGTTCTTCCTTGATCGTAGCGACTTTGTTTGCAACGGCAGCTTCGAAGAGAGTAGATGCCTTGGCCTTGAAGTCTTCGGTAAGATTAGAATCTGCATCGGCAAGAACCTTTAGGTCTGCGGCAAATGCTTCTTCCATTTCTTCTTCGTCTTCATCACCATGCATCGAATCCTTAATGGCATCATAGGCAGCCATCAATTCATCCTTCTTCATTTCCTTCATTTCCTTGTACATGGCGTTGATCATCTCTGCCTTTGTTTGAGGCGGAGCTGACTTTTTGATCGCAGCTGCATTACCACCAGCGATTTTTTCACCATCCATATCTTCTTCTTCCATCTCTTCCTCTTCATCATCTCCATGCATCGCTTCGTATGCCTTAACGAGATCATGTTTCTTCATGGATTTGATAGTAGAGAAAGCATCGGCAAGGATACCAGCTTTTGTTTGAACACCTTCTTCAAGTGTTTCTTCGTCTACTTCAACGGATTCTTCCATTTCTTCTTCGTCAGACTCTTCGTCTTCGTCAGACTCTTCGTCTTCTTCTTCGTCTTCTTCTTCTTCGTCTTCGGCTTCGTTTTTCTTCTTAGCCTCGCCGAGAAGAACATCGAGTACCGAATCAGAAAGTGATTCCTGAGTTTCTTCAGCAACTTCTTCAGGTGTATCCTGTTCAAGCTCCTGATTCTCTACAAGATCCTCTTCCTGTACGTCTTCGACAACGATTTCTTCTTCGTTCTGTATTTCTTCAGACATTGGGTTTATACCTTATTTTGAATTTAGAGTTTGGAGAGGAAATCTCTGAAGATTCGTTCCTGTGCCTCAGCGATCTGAGAGGAATTCACCTTCTTTATTTCAGTCTCATATTCTTCAATTTGTTGAGGTTTTAGAATACCATTCTCCAAGATCCAATCAACTCCTTCCATGATGCCATTTACAAAGGCTTCGGGGGCGGAGGGGTCTTGAACAATGTCAACCGTCGAAAGAATATAATCATCCTTTACGAACGTTTTGTTTTCTCTTGATTCAACAGTTCCCATACCACGACTTGAGACACCTAGCTTGCAACCTCCTTCAACGAGGCCTTTCACGATCTTACCCATTGGTGTATCCAAGATAAGTGCCTTTCCAACAAC